CACCTTGTAGCCCTTCGAGTTTTGGTCGAAGAAGCCCTTTGCGGCGCTGGCCATGTCGCCATAGCTGCGGATTTGCGCCTGGGCGGACGCCTCGGCTGCCATGGTGTTGGCGCGTTGGATCTTCTGGGGGTCTCCGTGAGCGTCCTTGATGGAGCTGGCCAGCTGGGCCGCGATGGCCGCCTGTGTGCGCTCGTAGCCGGTCAGCGCGGTCGTCATGCCGCCAATTGCCTCGCCGACGGTGCCGAACGACTTGGCCATGCCCTGCGCCGCAGATTGTGCCGCCTGATCGAGGGCCGAGAAGATGTCGACCATCGCGTTCAGGTCTTGCAGGGGTTTGTCGTACAACTCCTCCTTAGCGGCACCTTTGCGCGTCGCTGCGGCTGTGTCGCGCAGAATTTGCGCGTCTTCGCGATACTTCTTCGAGACTGCATTGCCCTTTTCGAGCATCTCAAGTGAGGCGGCCGTTTCCTCCTTCATGGCTGCCGCACGCTCAAGATGCAGGGCCGTAATATCGGCCACTTGTACCTTGCTCAGGCCAATGCCCTGGTTGTAGTCGAGTTGCGCCCCCAGGGCCGCCAGCAAACTGTTGCGCTCCGCGGTGGCACCGACGATGCCGGCCGTGTACAGGGCCTCGGAGCTTCGGCGGCGACGCTCCTGAAGCTCTAGGATGTCGTTCTGCTGCTTCTCTTCGCGGTTCGTTCGCTGCGTGCGAAGCGCTTCAATTTCCCCTTCTTTGTCTGACTGGTCTTTGCTGGAGTTGAACTTCTTCTTGATCAGCGCCAGCTCGGCCTGTTTTGACTGGATTGCCCGGTCGATCTTTGCGATTTCTTCTTTCGCCGAATCGTTTATCGCTTGGTCTTCGCTTATATTGCCGATGTTCCGCTGCGTAGCGATTCTCGCAAGCGCCCTCTGCGCCAGCAAATCTTCTACTTGGTCGCGCCGCTTAAGAGCGGCGATATTCGAGTCAATGCCGGCGTTGTACAGGTCCGAGTACGACTTTCGGATTGCAGCAACCCGGTCCTCGACCGTCTTGGAATCAAGGTGAGCCTCCTTCCCGAGCTTGATGGCTGCAGCGATGTCGCGACGTTGCTGCGCCTCCCGATTCAGGAATTTGTCTGACTGTTTGTCCCACTCCTTCTGGGCGTCGTCGATTTTCTGAGCATCCGCGGCGGCTTTTGCCTGATTGTTCTGAGCCGCAGTCTTGTCGCGCAGCGCATCGATCGAACGCTTATTCGCATCCAGCTCCGCCTGGTAAGCCGCCACATCGGCCGCGAGGTTGCGCTTTCTCGCGCGCCCCAGGCTTTCTTCGATGCTCGATCGCTCGTCCAGCAGCTTGTTGATCTTCTCGGAGTTCGAGGTTTCGCGACCACCGGCGAAGTCGACCGCCGCATTAGCAGCATCAGAGGCGTACATCTTCAGGCCGAGCCAGGCCTTTTCCCAACTACTCAGGGTCGCGAGGACCTTATCCTTCTGCTCCTGGACGCCGGCAGCGTAGGCCTGCTGCGCAACATCGGCGGCCCGGATCATGTCGCCCTGGTCCTGCAAGGCCTTCACCTCACGGAGGGTGCTCGCGCTGATGAAGTGGTACTTTTCATCGATCGAATTCAGGGCCTGGAGCGGCGACTTACCCAGCTTTTCGAACTCGCCAACGGTGTCCTGCACGCTGCGTCCAAGCACCTGCTGGGCGCCAATCGCTACGATGGCAAACCTCTGGAGGCTGTCTGCCGGCACCTGGGCCGTTTCAACAAGTTGCGCCACCGCGTCGGCTGCGTCGCGTGAACCTGCGATTGCGGCGACGTTGCGGGCCATGTCCGTGAGTCGGGAAGTTGTGGCGCCGGCTGCATTGCCACTCAGGACCAGTGCCCGCTCGAACCTCGCCGTTTCGTCGGCCCCCGACTTATATGCCAATGCCAGGGCGCCGACGGCGACGGCTGCCACGGTGTACGGATTGACGAGACCCAGGACGTAGCCGCCCAGTGCGCGCGCGGCGGTGCCCGCGCCACCGAAGGAATCGCGCAGCTGGCCGCCCTGCTGCAGGAGCACCGTAAGCGGGGCTTGGCCGCCTTGGAGTGATGTAACAATATCGGTAACTTGGGCCGGGACCTGGCGCATCGCCGCAGCGATCTGGCCGGCCGAGGCCCCAGCCGATGCTGCTGTACGGGCTTGAGCCTGCTCTACAGCGCGCAATTGGTCCAGATAAGGCCGCAGCGCCGCCGGGTCGACCCCGCGCTGGCGCGCCATTACCTCATAGTAGGCCGCAGTCTGGCGACCGCCCGCCTCCATCGCCGCAGTGGTGCGCTGAATGGAGCCGATAATGCTCCGCTGGGCGCCTTCGACATTGCGAGCCGAGGTGGAAGCGTCGCGACCTACGCCGGCGATTGCCTGGCCTACCCGCTCCGCCGCCTGAATCGCCGGGCGGAATCCCTCTTCGACGCCGGACGCGTCGCCCACAACACGGATCTCGGCGTTATTGACGATCTCGCTCATTTGTTCGCCCATAAAAAGCCGCCCGGAGGCGGCCGAAAAAAAAGCCAGCACTATGGCTGGCTCTGTGAATTCGTAGGTCTAACTACAGGATGGCGGCTTGCTCTTAAATCGCCGCGATAGGGCGTCTGCGATCGCTCCTGCGGCAACTTTGCACGAGGTTGCCGCCTTAAGTTCACTCATTTCCTCCTCGCGATCAGCCGAGGTCTCCAAGCGAAGCTCGTGCTTCCGTTGAATGCTCTCGCGGGTAATTCGGCGCATGGCATCGTTGCTCTCTGCTCGCCGTGTCAACGAACAGTATTCATCGCGCATCTCTGCCTTGCTCGCAGATTTAATGAACAGGTACTCCGGCTCTTTGCACGGGTTCCCCTGCGCCATAACTCCGCACGATACGAAGGCGAGGCCAATCGATAACAGGCGTTTCATCGCTCCTCCTGGGTGAAAGAGCAACTATATTACCTCAGAGGAAATTGTCAACACGAAAAGCCCCGTTAGGGGCCTTCCGCTTACTACCCATGTCATACCGAGCCTAGCCGGACCACAGCGCACCAGATCGTACCCCGGCGCACCTAACCCCGCCTTGCCATAGATGCTTACCGCATCAACCAACAACCTCTTGCGAAGATGCTGGCTGCTGTTGTCAGCCCATACCGAGCCAAGGCGAGCCGGGCCTAGCCTAGCCGTGCCCCAGCCTAACCCATGATGCTTACCGCATCGAATAGCGCCCTCGCAAGAAGACGCTAGACGCTGTTGTCAGCCCTTGCCGCTCCATAGCCAACCCGGGCAAACCATGCCATGCCGTACCAAAGCGGGGCCTAGCGAGGTGAGTCCAAATTATTCTACGGCTGTTTTGTGCATGCCGCGCAGCATAGCAATCCGCGCGATCGCATCAAGGTTCTCCTTCCTCTCTGATTCAGACAACTCTCCAATGCGCACATGCTTGAGCGTGTTTGTCGCCTTCCGATACGATCGCTTAGCGTCTCGCTCGAACCTTTCCTGCGCGATCGCCGTCTGTTCGCGAGGCGGGACCAGTCGATACCCCTCGCCGTAGACGCTACTCAGAAAAATCTGATGCGTCTCAAGCAGTTCTGTTCTGAAGGCCTCGATGTTGCGCAGCCACTCGAACTGGCGAGCGTTCCAGTCGGCCGGCAGGAGCGGCTTGTCCTCGTCGAGCTTGGGCATGCGGAACCCGGCAGCAAGGAAATCCTTGACTGCCTGGCGCCATTCGGGAAGCAGTGTGGTCTGGTCATCGTCAGCCATACGCCACCTCGAATCGGCCGAACCGCGGGCGGTACTCGCAGACCCCGATGAGCGCGCCGGCGTCGAAGAGCGCCTTACGAACCTCACCCCCATCCATCACCTCCGGATTGAAGGCAAGGTCGAGCTCTGCTGCCCACTCCGTGAAAACAGGGCGGTAGCGCATCACCTTCGCCGTGCCGACTTTGACGCCGCGGCAATCGACGAAGCGAGTGTCCTCCCATAGGGCCTCCGGCGTCTTCGGGCCGTCGTACAGCAGCTTTACGCGGTCGGTCATTACCAGGGCGCCGCGCTTCCAGGCCGTTCCGAGCTTCTGCAGCTTGGCGCCGGCGAGGAACGTTGCGTCGAAGTTCTGCCCCGGCACGAACACGCCAGCGGCCTCGCTGTAATACAGCCCGCTGACGAATTCGGATCGAGCGATCGCCAAATGGTCTTCGTCGGTCTTCTTCCGCTTCGCGGTCAGCGACTTGTGTGCCTTCGTCTCGGGCAGCAGCGGATTTGCCAAACGATCGCTGTGCATCATGAGCGGCGAGGTGCCGCGAATCTTGAGCCTAAGGATCTCCATTATTTGGCACCTCCCAGCTGCGGCTTCGCCTGGGCTGCCTGGAGCGAGGCGCCAACCACCGTCTGCACTTGCACCTTTCGGTCTTGGTAGTCGTGGCCGGCAGCGATCAGCACGGCGTTTTTCATTTCGGCAGCAGCTAGGGCATCCAACTGCTCGATGCTCAACTGGCCGCGGTCGAGCGACTTGAATTCTCCCGTCAGCGCCTGGTTGACCATGCGCGCCTCGTTCATGAAGTGATGGGGCGCGCACTTCTTGCCATCCGCCTCGCGCCGCAGTGCGAGCACCTGACTCATCACCTTGTAACTGGCTGCAGCCTCGTGCCGCAGTCGCTTCCGATCGTCGACCTGATGGCTTGCCTTTGCGACACGTTCGCACTCGATGAAGTATTGGCGCGCCTGCTTGCCCTTCTCGTTGCGCTCGACCATTGCCAACTCTTTGGCCATGTCGAGCGACAGCGCGTACTCCAAGCGACGCCGCCCTTTTTCGGCATTTGCCGAAAAAGTCGTGTAGTCCGATCCTTCCAGAAACCCATACTGACCGATACGCTCACGGATCCATGTCGCGAAGTGGTCGCCGTTTTCCAGAAACGCATGCAGCTCGCGGGCATTGACCGTTTCGATGGCCTCGGCGCCGAGTTGCCGCTGGGCGATGTTGATCAGGCCGCTCATGCTCGACCTCCTGCGATCACTCGCAGCTTGGGCGCCACGTAGCGCGGGAAGTCTGCCGCGTAGACGTCCGACATCCTGGCGATCTGGCATTGCGCCCGGTCATCCAGCCGGCGAAAAGACTGCAGTAGGGCTTGTTCTCGCGGCGAAAGCTCGCGAGCCGATTGCGCCGCGCCATTAGTTGTGATAGTCTTCATCTCGATTCCTCATTCATCTGTGGATTCATAAGAGCCCTGATCCCGCCGGCAAGCTGATCAGGGCTTTTTTCTTTAGGGCTACGCATTTGCTTGCGCCTGGGCTGCGGCTCGTGCCTCGGTTACGATCTTGTTGATCAGCCAGTTCACCGAGCGCTCCTCCCTCTCCGCACGCTCCTTAAGCCACACACGGTTTTCTTCAGTCGTTCGCAGTTGAATCTGGACAGTCGTAGTGCCTTTCATCACATTCTCCTTGTACATGTCACCGTGACATGTATTGATAGTATACCGCTACCGAGGAGCTTGCAAGCACTTTTTGCAGTCACGGTGACATTATTCCAAAGATGTCACGGCGATAGTATTCTCGGGGTATGGCCGAATCCTCAAAATCATCCGTCGGGCGCGAATCCGACAAATTTATGCTGCGCCTCCCTGAGGGTATGCGCGACCGCATTGCCGCCCTCGCCAAAGAAAACGGCCGCTCGATGAATACCGAGATCGTTCAGCGCCTCGAATGGGCGCTGTCACTTACGGCGAAGCCAAAGCTCGTCGACTCGTCTCACGTCCAGCACCAGATCGGCGGCGCCCTTACCTGGCTTGTTACATCCGAGATCAAGGCCCTTGCAGATCGTGAACGCATCTCATTTGACGAGATGTTCTCTAAGATCGTCCTTGCTGGACTGCATCCCGATGCGCCGCAGGTTCTATACCTGCCCGTACTTCCCGGTGCGACCAATGAGGACCTACGCGCTGCAGTGCAGGCCACCGAGGGTGTCGCCCGCCCCGACGCAACCGTGATCACCGAAAATCTTTGGAAGGCGCCGTGGGCGCCGGAATGGATGGTTGAGCTACTAAGGGCAAGACAACCGGACATCATCGCGAAGCTCGCCGACGGCAAGATGTATGCTTTCGAAACCAAATACGCAGCGGCGGGAGCATCGCCTGATACTCCTGAGCGCAAAGTGCGCAGCACTGGACGCAAGGCCCTCGATGCCAAGGCCAACACAAAAAAGCCTGACTAGTATCGCCGCGCTGGGATGGGGTCGCAGAGCGCCCCATCACTCCTTCACGTGCATCGCCGCCAGGGCCGCCAACTCCATCGCCTGAAGATCTTGGTCTAGCTCGTCGTACTCTTCTGGCGTCAGGCCCAGGCGATCCATGCGGTTATACGCCACCAGGAAGTCAAGTCCTGATGCTCCGCCCGCGCCGACACGCCATTGCGTTTGAAGCGACGCAAACAGGAAGTAGGCCCGCTGATTCTCAGGCCATACCTCGACCGCTTCGCCCTCAAAGTCAGCAAGCGTCAAGCCGGCCGCCTCGAGCTCATGCTCACTTGGCGCCGGCGTGAACATGGCCCGGGCAGCGCTTACGAGTTTCCCAGGCGCCCCTCGTTGATGGCCTTGCGGTAGGTCTCGATTGCGGCGCCGATGGCGGCCGGCACTTCGTCCGCCAGCTGCTCGACGGCGGCGCGGTCGAATTTCTCGTCCAGGTTCCAGCCCTCGACCACCTGCATCAGGTAGTCCACCTGCAGGGAGACGTCACGATCCAACAAGTCGACCTGCTTCAGCGGCTCGATCGGCTCGCTCTTCTCCGCCTTTGCCTTGATTGCTGCGATGTCGGCATCGTGCTGCGCCTGGGCCGCTGCCTGCACCTCATCGGTCAGCTTGGCGAGCTCTTTGCGGCTGCGGTACTTGAACGTCAGCTCCATGCAGCCCTCGCCACCCTCGACCATTGGGAAGGTGATGGTGCGGACAAACGATTGCGGGCGCGCGCCCAGCTTGATTTTCTGTGCCATGGTTTTTGTCTTTCAGGGGAAGGTAAAAAGACCTGCAGGAGCTACCTGCAGGCGTAAAGGCCAGCACCGACCACTCGGCGCCGGCTGGCAACGCGGTATTACGAGGCGTAGCGGACGACGCGACCCTGCAGTGCCAGGCCGCACTTGACGGTCATGGCGCCGCTGCCCATGGCGGGATTCGGGTTGTACCCAGCAAACCCGTTGTAATACAGCGGAGCGCCATTCGGGAGGATGGCGCGCACGGCGGTCACGGCTTGCGAATCGGTAGCTGCCTGCATCACCGGCACGTGCGGCGCCGAAGGGTCGTCGGCGATGGTCATCGTGACCGCGGTCGCCGAGAAGCCGTTCGGCAGCTGGATTTCGTCCGGATAGTCCAGGAATTCTTCAGTCTGGTACTTCGGATCGCCACCGGACACCTCGAATGACTTCATGAACGGGATCGGGGTCCAGGTCGAGATCTTGCGCACCGAGCCGGAGCCACCGCCCACCGGGAAGATCTTGGTCGACGTCGTGTCGAAGCCCTCCAGGGTCACGGTCGTGCCGGTCGCAGCCTTGACGCGGAACACGCGGAGATTGGCGCGCGGCCAGCCTGCGCAGCTGTACTCGACGATGTCACCCGCGGCGTAGGTATTGGCAGCAGTGGTCAGCACACATTCGGTCGCATTGCTGGCCGCCGAGACCGCGAGTGCCGCAGCGTAGGCCGAGGCAATCGCGTAGGTCGAGCCCTTTGGGAGTTGCATAGTATTTCCTTTCCAGCCGCTCGCGGCCGATGGATTGCGCCCGTTCGGGCATGAAAAAACCGCCCTAAAGGCGGCTTGGTTTATCGCGCAGCTGTTATCACAGCCACAAACTGAAGTCCTGCATCGTGCCCCGGTATCGCGTTGTTTCGTCGTAGGTGGCGATACGACCAGTCAGCACTTCGGTCTGAAGTGATGTGGCGCCGCGTAGCGCATCCTCGACCCCGGCGCCGAGTTCGGACGCCTCA